ATTCTCCTCATCAATATATGAAGCTCTTGAAAGATCAATGGTTCTATACTTAATTTCAGAATCAATTATTCTTTCTTCTTCTTCAATATTGTTTGCTACTTCTTCAGCAGCTTCTACATCCTCATGCTTTGCAAATTCAACAACTACAGAGTTGTCTGTCTCGCTCACATTGAGGATATGTCTATCTTCTTTATTCATAGCTTTCTCCTCTTCATTTATTAATAAAGGATGTTTTTCTGATTCTTTTGAATCAAAACTTTTTTCATTTTTCATTTGATTAACTTTTGTTTTTGACCATCTATAACCAGCATCGCCACCCCATAATGCCCATGCAATTCTTCCATTAGATGGATAACCTTCTTCACCTTGTTTAAAACCTTCTGCTTGCTTATCTACTTCATGTCTTGAGAAGAAGCTATACATTCTTTTTACTGTATCGTCAGATAGGTTTTCACCAGCTACTATTTGTCTTGCTCTAACAGCACCAACCCTAGTACCACCACGACCATGCTCTTCTCGCCAATCAAGACCTTTTTGTGCTTCTACTTTCATTCCTTCAGTTGGCTTAGGCATCTTCTTCCTCTTCTCCGCCTTGTATCTTTGCTTCTACAGGAAGTTTCTGACCAAATGGTTGATAAGCTAGTTCTATATCGTATTGTTTAGCTAGTTCTATTTCTTTTTGATGTTGTTCAAATAATTCCTCAGTATCTCTACCATAAGAAGCAGAAATATCAGAATAGGTAAGTGTTCCATTTTGTAATCCTATTACGTTAGCTTGCATTTCTTTTAAAGGATCAATCCATGCAAAACTTCTTGGTATGTAGTTAATTGACCTAGCAAATTTATCAAACTTACCCATAGGTAGATTGATATAACCTGTTGATATAGCCATTTCTAACCAAGATTGGAATACTGGGTTTACAAAATGCTCAATTACAAACTGTTGATATATTTGATACATGCTTCTATCTTCTAAAGCACCTTGTCTTATTGAGCTGTAATTAACTGATGTAAGGTCATTTGATAGCGAGTGATATGAAATATTTAAACCTGAAGCAATACTTCTAAGTACACTTGTTGTAAACGAATCAAATGCAGATGTTGGATGCGTAGGATCAAATGCTTTGAAATCCATGCCTTGAGGTAATTGTTCAAATACGCCAGCCTGAGCGTTCATTGTTGGGTTAAAAGTATCAGTAAACTCACCATCACCGACATAGCCATCACCATCAGGAGATGTAAAGAAACCCATTTTAGAAGCACCAACTCTAGCAGCTACAATTTCAGCTTCTAAATAACCATTTAACATCTTGACATTAGCCATAGCAGTTGCAACTAAAGAAACACCTCTAGTTTGTTCTGCTCTTTGTGGTAAATAGGCGTGTATTATTTCGTCTGCTGGTACTCTTATATGTTGAGCTTGAGCTAAATAAACTCTGTCGTATGGATGGTCTTTATATAAGTGATAAGCTACTGGTCTATCATACTTATCTACTTCAACACCCATTTTAATGCGGTTGCCTGTAGCTTTATAGAAATCGTTTTTTGTTTCGTCTAAATGATCAGCTTCTAAAAACTGTAAAGTAAAACCAAATGGTGATTTATTGTCTTTTATTTTTCTTATTAAGACTTCGCCATCTCTGCATAGAGATTCAACAAATATTTTTTGACAATCTAAAAAGGATAATCTTCCATTAGTTGTGCAATTACCAACCTGTCCCCATTCTTTCCATGCTCTTTCAATAAGTAAATTAGCACCTATATCTAATGATTGGTTATCGTTTCTTGCTTTTGAAGATACTCTGATTCCATGTTTACCAATAACATTACTAACCATTAAATTAAGGTATCTAGCTATATAAGAGTCATTTCTAGCTAGTTCTCTAGCTCTATCTCTTAATATTCTTATGTTATCTTTAATTTCAGCATCAGCACTTGTAGATGTAGTAACAAAATCTGCAAATAATCTACCTGTATTAGCTCCTGAGTAGCTTCTTCTAAATGCTTGTCTTTTTTTCTTCTTAGGTTCGTTTATTCCTAAGATTCTGTTATACCATGCCATTATTTAGTAAACCTTACCTTTGGCGTGTTGCCAGTTCCTTGCCCATTTCTGATTCTTGCTAGTTTGATTTCTTTTAAATATTCAGCTTTGTATCTATCTCTAAACGTCATAAGTTCATCTATAGACATTCTTGATAAAGACCTACCAGCTATAGACATAGAACTTTGATCTATAGAAGCTCTGCCTTCTATGACTGCTTCAATAGAATCTAAAACCTTTTTTGCATGACTTCTGAGATCAGCGTTAGTATCAGCTAGATTTTGAGTGATAGTTGTTCTTCCTGAATCAACCATAACCCTATTAGAATCTGCTGTTTTAGTTATATATGCTTCCCAAATGTAATCACCCACTGAATAACTAGTTGTAGAGGATGATGCAGCTTCTATGTAATAAGTATCGTTTGCTTCAGTAGCGGTTAAAGTAAATTTATGTGATCCGCCACCGCCTGAATCTTCGTGGAACTCATAAGTAAGTGCGTATGAGCCTATAGGATAGGTATCAGCTAAATCGTCACGTTTCCATGCCCAATAATCACCCAGCACTAATGTACTTGGTTCTTTTTGTGGGTAATTTTCTCTATCAAATGCGTTAGACAAGCAAAAACCTCGTTAATAATTAGATTAATCTACTATTAACACTATGGTGCATACCCCAATTGTCAACATTTGGGTTTGATATTTATATATTTATTTCCAATTTGTAGCAAAATTACCCCTATTTATCCCTCTTTTGGGTGTATTTTGCTGTTTTTCTCTTGGTTTTGACTCTTGAGTGAGTATTTTGTTCTCAATTGAGTCGTAATTAGGGTTTAAGATGTAAATTGCTGCAAAATTGTAGACTAAGGTATCTAATGCTTCGTTTCTTGCTGCTACTTGCTTCCAAACTAGCGTTTTTCTCCCTCTAACGTACTTTGTTACTCTTTTTTCTGCTGTAAGCTGCTTAAAATACTCTTCATCTAGGTCTGAGCAGAAATGTAGCGTTGTTTGTTCAGGATCAGCAGCTAATCTCGCAAAAATAGCTTCTTTTGCACTATCTGAGCCAACACCATAGAGTACAGCCTTGTTTTTACCAACAAATGTAGGTCTATTAGCTATTGGTTTACCTGCTGTTGATAAACCTTTTACTGCAAACACCCTTCTAGCTTGTCGTGGTTTCGTAAATTGATAAACCATATTAGTATGATGTCCACCTGAGTCGATTGTGCAACAAGATATTGGTATAAATCTTTCAGATTCAGTTTTAAATCTATTTTTTAGATAAGCATCTAATTCATTCCATACATTTTGAGCATTTGGATCACCCCAAAATATCTTGTAATCACAAACCCATGCTTCGTAGTTTTTACCCCAACCAACTAATTGCAGTTCTAAACGATCTTTTTGCGTATCAACACCAGCAGTCAAAACTAATACATCTTCAGGAATAGTTGTGTAATCATAATTTAATCTACGCTGTAATAGTGATTCATATTCAACAGTTTCACCTTGCTCCTCAAAACTTTCTGCAAGTGCGGTATTTATCCAAGTCTTTAACATCTCAGGATTCTTTTTTGCTTCAAGAAAGTTTTTAGCCATATCAGCCCAAGTAGACCAAACTGAATATAACTCTGATATATGAAATCCTGCTGTATTAGATTTTGGTGCTGATGGTATCCATTCACCATGTTTTAACATCCATTGTTTTTTTGATTCTTCTATGACTGAACCACAATGTTCACAAGCATAAGAAGCTGTCTCAGGTTGACCTTCATCCCAAACTACATTTTTCCATTTTAAAACCTGTTTTTCATTACATTCAGGACATGGAACATGAAAGTATCGTTTATCTGATTCTTCAAAAGCAGTTTCTATTCTTGAAAGTCCTTTGATAGTTGGAGTAGAACACATATATATTTTTTTATTCCAAAAGGTAGTTGTTCTTTTAGTTGCTAATGATATTGGATCACCCTCTGCTCCTGCTGATGCTTCATATCTGTCAACTTCATCTGCAAGTACGCAACGTATGGCTCTTGAAGCGAGTGAACTTGCACTGTTGCTGCCAGTTATAGTCAAGTTTCCACCTGCAAACTTTTTTGATAAAACTGTATTACCTGAATCACGACTTCTTGGATCTTTTACACAATTTCTAATTTTTTCAGTGTCGCGAATCATCATAGCAAGTCTATCTTTACTAAATGCCTGAGCCATAGCCAAAGTTGGTTGCATTATTAACATTGGAGCTGGATCTTGGTCTATGTAGTAACCAATGACGTTTAAAAGTATTTCAGTAGCACCAACCTGAGCAGACTTCATAAATACTATTCTTTGAACATCAGGATCATTGAAAGCATCCATAATCTCTCGTTGATACTCTGCTCTATCAGTTCTCCATTGACCTGCTTCTGCTGATGCTTCAGGTGATAACTTTCTGAACTTATCAGCCCAATCGCTAATCTTCAGATTGGGTGGTGGAGTCCATATCTGATTGGTCTCCTGTACCACTTTTTCTATATTTTTGAGGTATTCCATTTTGAGCTAACTCGTTAAGTGCTTCATGCACTTGTTCTTTTATTATTAATTCTGCTTCTGCATATTTATCTACAGTTATAACTTGATGTGCGATTCTTGAAGGTAGTCCTAATAGTTTTGCTCTTGCATTAGCTACATAGTCAACCCAAGTATCTTTAACTAATTGTGCTGGTATTAAGCTACCTTCAAGCTCTTCTACTTCTAATTCTGCTTTTCTTGCTTGAGCAGCAGTTAGTTTGGTTTTTTCTTCTGCAATATCACCTGATCCGCTTCGTTTGTGATAACCGCCTAACTTTCTAAGGTAAGAAATATAAGAGACTCTGCAAACATCTATATTTAAAGGACTTCTACCTTGTTTTGATGGAAATATGCCATCTCTAATGAGTTCTGAGACTCTTTTGACTGATAAATCCAAATGGTCTGCAACTTCTCTTTGTGTAGCCATACAGTGCGTTTATTAC